GACCAGAATATTTATCTATAGTTGGTGCACCCACGGAAAGAGCAGTAAAAGTAACATTACTATCGTTTGAAAAAACATCATTAACTGCTGGTATATCATTGTCCAGTGATTGTAATAATGCACTAGTTGCAGAAGAAGCTACTACACGATATCTTCTTTCAAAATTATCTCCAGCAATAGTTCTTGTTATAGTAACATCGGTATCTCTTGGAAACTCAGTAGTATTTATCGTTGCTTGAACAATAAAACACCCAGAACCAATTGCTCCTTGAAATCTTTGATCAGAATTAAATTGATTCGGATTTTTAATAATACCCAATTGACGATAATCATTATCAACAGTTACACCTTGATTTAAATCGGTGGATACATTGCTATAAAACACTAGTGTTCTAGCAAATAATTCGTTTGGAGCATTTTTACCATGACCGCCAAATGGTGGCATAATCGCTCTTAAACGAGCACCTTGCCCATTACCTGTTACAACGACATTGGCAAATGTATAATTTTGTCCTGGATTTGTAATAGTAATTTTTGTTATTTTACCAGTAGATGAATCTAAAACAGCATCAGCAGTTGCGCCAGTGCCATCTCCTTGAATTTCAATATTTGCTACACCGTAACTATAACCAGCAGAAATAATTTTAATAGCATTAATAGTTCCAGGTGTAGTTAAAATTTCATTGTTTGCTTGAAGAGATTGAATAGTTCCGATATTATGATCTGCTACTAATGCTGCATTAGTACCATCACCTGTAACTGTTATTGTTGAATTAGAATATCCAATTCCAGGATTCTCAACAATAACACCAACAATTTGACCACTATCAAGAACTGGAAGAAGTTTTGCGTTTGATTTTGATGATGAAAAAGATAACACTGCTTCGGTAGTTCCTACTCTGCTCGCATCTGTAATAGTAATGGTTGGTACTGCAGAGTATCCAGTGCCAAATCTACGAGTAACAGTTCCTGTTGCTGTAACACCAGCATAAGTTAAAGTCGCAGAACCATTACTAGCTGAGCCAGAAGTATGTGTTGGCGCAGTGCTGGCATGAGTTGTACCAGCAGCAGTAACAGTGTATAATCTACCTGAAACAAAAACTTGATCATTAACTAAAACCGCAGTGCTTGATGTCCATGCAGTTCCAAATGTTACCGTTGGGTCACTGGTATAATTATCACCAGAATTAGAAACAATACAAAATACTACTGAACTACCATTTAACTTAGAAGTTGCAACAGCACCTGATCCGCCACCACCAGAAAATGTTACTGCAGGCGCAGAAATATATCCAGAACCTGCATTGGTAATGTTAATTTCTCTAACTCCACCAAGCAGTGTGATACCAGAAATACTTTTTACAGATGCTGTGCCTGATCCAGAACCTGCACCAGTAGTTGTAAATGTTGCGCCAACTGCTGGTTGTCTAGTAATTGTGGTTGATGAAACAGTTTGTGATGCGCTAACTGTATAAGTTCCAACTCCGCCAGTTCCACTTCCAAGAACAGTGATAGAAGTGCCAGCTGTGACACCAGTTCCACTAATAATGGCACCAACTGCAAGTGTTCCAGAAGTCACTGCAGAGACTGTTAATGTAGTTCCAGAAATAGATCCTGTCACTACTGCTGCAGCAGTAGCACCGATAGCAACAAAATTAGTAGTTCCCACAGACACAACTGTGTGTCTCACTCCAGTAGTAAACGAACCAGCTGCAACAGTTGTGTCAGTTGTGTTTACAGTTCCTTTAACTCTAGTGCCAAGGTACTTTAATGCTGCCGTACCATTTTGAACAGTTCCTCTTCTATGAGTAGGTTCAGAAGAAGACATAGTTCCTGGAGTTACAACTTCATAAAAATCAAAAACACTATTGACAACTTTAGTTCCTAAAGAAACACCAGCACCAGAAACAAAATTATTAGCACTTGTAGTTGGATCTCCAAAAGTAACAGTTGGACTTGCATAACCATTACCACCTGAAGAAGATGAAACACTATTTAAAAATATTGGATCTTCTTCTCTAAATCCATCACCTGTAACTGTAAGTGTTGCAGTTGTATAACCAGTTCCTTTGTTATTAATAATAATGCTATCCATGGCACCATTAGAATAAAACTGATTAGTAAGAGCAGAAACAACTGGCATCTGTTCATCTGACAAAAATTTACTTCTTAAATTAATTGGAACATTATACATAAACTTCCACACATAACCATCTGCAGTTGTGATTGGATTAGTAGATGTTCCTAGTGGTTTTGATGTTGATACAGCATTGTTGTTATTATCAAGGCATTTATACACATTAAAATCTTCTGTAAGGACATAAAAATTAGATTCCTCTAGTTTTTGTTTGCCAGAAGGAGAAATATTTAAGATTGCTTGCAAAATAGCACCAGTGCCACCACCACCTGTAACAGTTACTGTTGGAGTTGATGTATATCCAGAACCTTTTGATGTATCAGAGATACCGACAACTTCGATATCAATAATAGAACCATCATAAACAATAGGATAAAATTTAGCACCAGTGCCACCACCACCTGTAACAGTTACTGTTGGTAGTGAAGTATAACCAGTTCCACCATTGACAATATTTAAACCAATAACCTCAGTTGAGTATTCGTCATCATACATATCGTAAATTGTACCAGTAGTCCAATTTACACGAGGAATAACAAATGATACATCAGAAGGTGTGATTGCTTTCATTGTTATAATGTCACTACGAACTGCTCGTTCATAAGCATAACTATCCACAGGATATGGTGGTGCAGTGTCATCGCTCCACTGAAGTGTTTTACCAAGAAAATAGTAATAGTTAGAACTTCTTTGAGTTACATCCTTGAAAACACCTTCTGCAAGAGTTTTATGCAGAATAGTTTTAATTAGAGATGAAGTAGTTGGCATTTAGCAGAACCTTAAACTTAAATTAACTTACTGTCACAACCCATGTTACAGCAATAGTATCACCAGCTGCTTTATTAACAACTGGGAATGTAGTACGACAAAGCATAGTACCACCTGAAGATGCATTAAAAATACCTGCCTCAGTAATAGCACCATCACCAGTACCAGCTGGGAATGAAGCAGTATATGTAATTGTGTTTGTAGAAACTGTATTACCTGATAGTGAAACACGACCAGTTTGAGTTCCAAGAGCAGAATCACCAGCACCTGGAGATGTAGCACCAGTACCAATAGCCATATGTGTCATTGCTGCTGGGCTATTAGTTGTAGTTTTAATCATTGAAGATGCAATGAAGTTTTTACCAGTTGTAACAACTAGATTAGGCACTTCAAAGTCTTGTACTGTAACACCTTGTGCATTAGTTTTAACGATGCGAACTTTACCTGTCGCTTTTAGGTTTTCATTTTGTTGAATCATAGGGATCTCCTGTTTAAATTAAGTGAAGGTTTCTTCTAAACCAACGCTGTACTCTTCTGAATAATAATCTTGGGCTTGGTATGAATTCATCCAAACCTTTCCTGCTTCGGTTAAAGTACCGATACTCGTATCTTCTACATATTTAGTCGTGGTGTTTGCCAAAGATTCTGAAATAACTGGTGTATCTGCCAACACTTTAGTAGTATCTTTGCTAGTAATAGAATCAGACCATGTTCCTACACTAGTATCAGCTAACGCTTTACCAATAGAGAGTGTAGCAGTACTGTCGGTCATTCCACTATATGTGGTACTCAGTGCTTTACCAAATAACTGTACAAAACTATCTGTTGGCGCATTTATTGAATCATCCAGTACTTTACCAGTAACTTTTATAATAGTACTATCGTTCGGTGTATCTATTGAGTCAGCTAATACTTTTATTGAAGATAAAGTCACAGCACTATCAAACATCGTAAAGTCATCTTCAAGACCAACACCAAGAGACTTAACAAGTGATTCTAGTTCAATACTTAAATCTATATTATTTGTAATATTAAATTCAGCAAATAATGCTAAACCAGCTGGATGTAGCATAGTTTTAACTGCAGACTTATATGTTGAAAGTCTTTCGTCAAGTCTTATAACATAGGAAAATGCTTGATAATATTTACTATCTTGAATAAAAATAGAATCATCTAAAAAACCAGCATTTGATATGTAGTATCCTGGATATCTTACAAGAGCACCAAGATTAACTTCAACAATCGCTGGGTCATCAAAGAGAGTAGCAGCATTGGCAGAGTTCTGTGAAAACTCACGAATCACAGAACCTGCATATGTACCATTAATAAAGTCAACAACAAAATAATCTACAGAGTTAATATATCCTTGTTCTTCAAATCCTGCAGTTCTGTCACCAATTGTTTGAACAATAGATCCTGTTCCACCTTCAGCTAGTGGTGACCCAGATCTACCAGTAGATGCTGTGGTAGAAATTAAAACAGCTGCATTAACAGTATTTGTTGCTAAAATAGAAACTGCAAAAGAAGAAGTATATCCTAAACCAAATTTAATAAACTCTGCATATTTAATACCATTATTATCATCAACGGCAGTAACTTTTAACAAAGCACCAGTTCCGCTTCCAGATATAACTTCAAAAACTTGACCAACTCGAAAGTTTTTTCCAGGCTGAGTGATTCTTGGAGTTTGTGTAGCTGGAAGAATAGTAGCTTGGAAAGTGTCTTTAAATTTAATTCTGTCACCTGCTTCTAATACACCAAAAAATCTTTTATCTAAAAAGAATTCGTAGATATCTCCACCAAGTGCAACTATACGATCAATCTCACCAATAAGATCTTCTTTTCTGTCAACAAGAACTCTAATCAATCTAGTTTCAGTTTGAATATCAACTAATTTACCAACAATTTCAAGTGGATCTCCAAAATCTACACGAGCAAATACTGATATCTCTTGATTCCATCTTCCATCAGATGCACGAAGCATCTGAGTTCCTGGATATGACAGTTCTACTTTTTTACCAAATAATAGTCTAAACAAAAGTTTGTAAGAAGCCTCAGATCCTTTTGCAAGATACTGATCTTTAATATGAGCAAGCAGAAATCTTTCATCACTAACAATATTTGGAAAATTGTGTGCTAATTCTTTTTTAAATTGATCTATAAAAGAATCAAGAGTTTTATCTAAATCTTTAACAGAAGAAAGATCTACTCCTTGTGTTTGTAAAAACTCGTAGTATGCTTCTACGAAAGCAACAAATGTTGGATAGTCTTCCCTGATAAATTCAGGGATCTGTCTAGATACAACAGATGATAATTGAGTTCTTGACATTATGATCTAATAGAGTTGAACTTGTAGTTGAATCCAGCACCAGTATCTCCATTTGCAGTATTATCAGCAATGGCAGTTACACTTAATAGTGTTGGGTCAATCTGAACGATTTGATTTAAGGCAGAAACGATATCATATGATTCTGGTTTAACTTGTATCTCAAAAAATGGTCCATCTAAAGTAGATATGTTCAAACCATTAATTTGAACTAATCCTAGCCCATAATTAATAGTTCCTTGTGTTCTATTCACAAACACTTTGTCTTGGTTTGAATTAAGATAGTATAAACGAATATTACCTTCAGCGTCATCATCAAGATAATGTACTTGAGTACTTGTTTCAATAAAGAATCCAGTTGATGCAAAAACTTCACCTTGTCCACCACCATCTTGAGAAATAGGGTTAATTAAATTTAATTTATATTGAGCATTTGTACCGTACTGTGGTGAAATAGGATGACGAACCATTAAACGAGTTGTATTATTTACAATTGATGCATCTGATTGATCAATGATACCTGTAAGTTTTGTATAACGAAGAATACCATCAAATTTTTGAAGTTCGTTTTCGTCATAATCTAAAATTGCATTTTTTACAATAGTTTCAATCTGCAGTGGAGTTTTAGTTGTTTCTTTAGGATTATAGTAAACAAATGATGTTACCTTAATATTAAAAAATTCTGGATCAACAATTTCAGGAGTAATAGAAACAACACTTCTTGGTATAAGAATTTCATTTGAAATAATTTCTTTTTGCTGCTGAGTTAACTTTGATGCTTCTTTTGGTTTAATACAAATAAATGTTTTGCCATATATTGGTGGTTCATTATCTTCGCCACCCCAAACTGATACTGTTTGTGCATCAGGAAATTTACTGTAAATTAATGCTTTATAATCGTCTGGAGTAACAGCACGATTTTGTGCTGCAAATAATCTTGGTGCGTTAAATTTAATAGAAGTGATATCTTCTGAAGCTGCACCATTTGATGCTGCAGTTGTAGTAACAACTGACAAATTACTACCCAAAACTGATGTTCCGTTATATGTAAATGTATTCGCTGAATTTGGAGCATATAAAATAGAAACAAAATAATTGATTGTGACTACATTACCAGCACTTACAGCAGTACCAAGAACTCCATCACCAAAGGTAATCTCGTAAAGACCATCATCGATTTCCTTTAAGAAATAAACTTTTGTGGTATCAGTTACTGCAGTTAAATCTTCTGCTCTTGTGAAAGTTTGATACAAATCAGAAGTAGAAGATTCTTGAACTTGAACTGACAGTGTAGAAACATCAATATTTGCATTTGGTATAATATAACGAACACCAGTGGCAACTGTATATTTGAATGATAATGGAGTACCTTCAACAATTGATAAGTTAGAAAAAGTGTAATTACCTGCAGTGCTTCTAGCAACAGTAACATCTTCTAAATTGTAAAAAGTGTAAGAGGTTCCATCAATAGAAGTTGAAAATGGTTGTTGTGCTGGAAGAGTTGCCAATTCTGGTGACGAAGATGGTGCAGCAATAGTAGCATTAACGACTGCTCTGGCGCACACAGCAGATCTTGGGGTGTAACCAAGCATTTTTGAAAGAGAAACTACTGATGCTCTTTTACTTGCGGAATCAAGAAACACCTCATTTACAGCAAGGTTTGTATATATGCCGTTGTAGTGAGTATTGTATGCCAGCAGATCTATAAGAACAGATAATCCAGATCCTTCAAAATCGTAATCTTGAAATTCTGATTGTGCACTAAGAAATGTTTTAAGATTGGTTTTAATAGTATCAAAGTCTAACTCTGATACACTCATTCTTTTACTGTTTGTGGTAATTGCCATTTATCGTGTTCTCTCTAAGGCTAAGTCGAGAGTAATTGGTCTCTCGGTGTTGACAATTTTAAATTCTAAAGTTACATAAACTTCATTTGCATCGGAATAATCATCTACTCTAACATCAATAATACTAACTCTTGGTTCAAAGTTATTAATAACATCGATAACTGCTCTTTGGAGCATTATGTTAAACATTGGTCCAGGTAGATCAAATAGCAATTGTCTGACAGGAGAACCGATTTCACTGTGGAATGGTCTCTCATAGTTTCTAGTTAGTAGAAGATTTTTGACAGATTGTTTAATAGCATCTTCGTCAAATCTACGAGTTATATCCCCAGTCACAGGATGCGCTGTAAAGTTGAGGTCTAAATCCGAGAATATTCTTGTGTTTCTTGCCATATCGTTTATTTAGGTTATTCTATGAAAGTGTTAAATCCAGTGCCACCAACTTTGTCTCCGTCGGCGATGGGGTCTCCATATCTTGCTACCTTTTTACCCTCAAAGAAAGTTTTAGAAGAACCATCTATAATTTCTCGTTGCGCACCTGTGTGAGTTGTTAAACCAATAGTATGGGGTTCATATTGATCTCCAACTAGTGCTATTCGCATTCCTTGAACAAATGTTTTAACTGCTTGATTCTTATAGGTTAGAGCAGTAGCTGGTCCATCTATACCCTGCGACAAATCACCTTCTTTAGCGAAGCCAGCCATTATTTTTTCTTAACAGGTGCAGGAATGCTATCAAGTAACACAAATCCACCATTTATGCTACCTTTGTATGGAACATGATTTACCATAGTAAATGCTTGTTTTCTTCTAGAGTTTGGATTAAAAGATACATGTATCCAACATGTACCTGGATACTGATATTCTAAAATTAGTTGATCGTATGGAAGAATTTTTTCTAACTGTACGAT